TCTCAAACGCTTAGTGATGTATCAGGTTCACAAACCATAGAATTAATAGGTTTATTTGTTAAGATAGAGATTGATGCTGATGTAAGTGCAGGAAGTTTTGTATCGTTTGTTAGGTCATCAATCTAAGTCAAGGATTTCGAGCATTTTTTGGAAGTTTTCGTAGTTTTCTTTCAAGGTATCGTATTCGATTTTTAGGTCTGGGGCTATGATTGTTTCTTCAATTTTTTTGACTTGTTCTTCAAGTTCTTCGTAATCAACTAAATAATTCGAATATAACACAATGCATCCGACTGTAGAATAACCTTTGATAGCATAAAATGTAAGGTCCTTTTGCACCTTGGGTTTATAATAAGTTTGTAGAGCAATGAAGTTTTCAAATATATATCTATCCTTAAAAGTAATTGGCACGAAAGTTTGTTCAGCTAAAGGTAAGGATATTGGTATAACATATATGTATTCAGCTTTTGGGATAAGTGGGATATTGTTTCGGATAGCTTGATAGATGTTAGAATAGAATTTCAAGTAAGCAGTGCCTAAAGGTAGGGCAAGTCTCATGCAAATATCAATTAAGTAAGGTTCAGTTTCTCCTTTGACTTTGATTTCTTCTGTTGAGAAGAAACCTATATACTTCATTTGTTGTAAGAGGGTATCACACATTCTAAGGTTGAGAGCCCATGGTTTCATTAATACATCTTCTTTTCTTTTGATAACCTTAGCAATGTAAGAATTTTTACTTTGTTCAATTCCTATAGTAAAGGGTGGTTCAATACCATTACCAAGACACATGCAATCAATTCCATATTCAATTTCAATATCAGATAAAATTTCTTCTTGGTAGTAATCGATATCTTTAGCGAATTGTCCAGCTGTTTGGATGAGGTTCTGTTTATAGAATTCAAGTTCGTATTGGTTTCTAATGATTGCACTTTCGAAGGAATTTCTATAGATTGGGTCAACTTTGGTAATTGCAGGAAAATTTAAATGTTCAAAGCTTACTACACGATAACGGGGAACTTTAGGCATTAATTGTTTTTGGAATAAACGGTTATTTTCAAGCCGAGCTTCTACTCCAGCCCCAAACACATCAATTTTTAATTGCTTAAATAATTCAATAAGGAAACCAAAGTAGCAATCAAGCGTTATGACTTTATCAATCTTGCTAAAAATTTCTGGTGGTAAATCAGTTAGTATTTGGACATTGCGAATATTTCTACCAAATGCGAGGTCTTCCATATCTGGGAATGCACTAATAAAATCAGCAAATAAATAAACCTCTTCATGCTTGGCGAATTCTTCAATATATCCACAATCCATTCCAGTTGTTAACCACAATACAGCCATTATGCTACCCCTTCATAAAAGAATTTAACCCCTTGCTTATAATCTTCAATCAATAAATCTGCATATGGAGTTAATTCATCTTGAATGATACCAAATTTGCGTAAAAGATTGATAATATAATTATACTCAAAATAATTCAACCGACCAAAGCCAAGGTAGTATGTTTTATTACCATCTCGGAGTTTGAATGAAAGGCAGAAGGGTTTATGTGGGTCTTGTAATATTTCTAATCGATGTTTGTTATCTCGGATGAATTCAGCAATTGCTAAAAGGTAATCTTCATTATCGGATCGTAGAATTATCACATCTCCTTCCTTTATACCAATGATCATGTTTTTATATTTAAGAATAGCTCGTTTTTGCTTAATATTATGAAAATCGGATGTTTCTATCAATTCAGGTATTGCTGTAGCGGGAATGATTTTTTTATCCATCTTTTTAATAATATACTTGTTTTTACGAGAAGTCAAGTTATAATTTAATTTAAAATGCTACAATTAGCACTTTCACCAATTCAGGAAAAGATCTGGGAATTATTTTTCAATTCAAATTATCGATGGATTGTATCGGTTGGTGGTAAAGGTTCTGGTAAGACACAGCTTGCTATTTTTATTCTGTATGAATTATTGACCAATGAAAAGTATAGTGGGTCTCGTATTCTTATTGCTCGTGAAAGTTTGAGAGATTTGAGGAATACTTTAGTTGCAGGTCTTGAGCGATTGTTAGCAGAAAACCCATATTTGAAGTCTCTTATCACAACGAATTTAAATTTGCAAGTAATAAGGAATGAGGCAACAGATGTAGAAATTTACTATTTATCTCTCAATGAAAAGAATGCTCAATATAAGTCAGTGCTGTCTTATGAATTTAATGTGATAATTATTGATGAAGTTGATAGAATAAGTAGGGAAGCATTTGTTGAAGTAAGTGAGCGTTATAGGTTAGTGCATGATTTTTCAAAAGGTATGTTAATACTTAATCCGTGTTCGCAGGAGCATTGGTTGTATAAAGAATTTGCTGAGAAGAACCGTGAAGATACTTTTATTATTCGGTCATCTACTTATGACAATTATTTGATAACTCGAGTTAGCAAGAAAGATTGGGAAGAGATGATACCATATAGTTATGGCGGAAAAGAGTTTTTTGTAAGCAATAACATTAGATATGAGAAGCTTTATGAGATAGGGGATATGGTGATTGCTAAGCGGTTTAATGTGTCTCATTCTTTCATAACTGAGATGGAGATGAAGCCCTTAGGTTATAGGAAGATTATGCTTGATGGTGAGTGGGGAGCATTTGATTATGGTGGTGGTTTATTTGATGATGTATTTGATGAGCAAAACATTATTACGATTGATAACCGATTGATTGACATAACATTTGATTATACACTTTATTGTGGGGTTGATTTTGGGATTAGACATTCAGCATATGCATTGGTTGGAGTTGATTATTTAGGTAGGATTGTAATTTTAGATGATTATATTTCGGATAACCAACCACTGAAGGTATTTATTGAATACATGTTAGAGCGATTTAAAAAGAAGTATAATATTAAACGACCACAGTTGATAACTTATGTAGGAGATATTGCAGGAAAGAATAGAGAGATATATGATGGGTATGATTTGTTTACTAAGTTGAGAAAAGATTATGGGCTTGTTTTTCGTGGAAATCGTGTAAGAATAGTTGAGAGCATAGCGATGATAAAAGACTTATTAGAGAAAAAGAAGTTATTAGTTAGCGACCAAGCTCATAGGTCATTAGAGGGATTTTTAGGAAAGTTTCAAGCTGATCATCATGGTAATTATAAGAAAGATGGATTTTATGAACATTTGCTTGATGCGATAAGATATGTTATAGTAGAGATATACAAACAAAGTAAACCACAGAAGAGTAGATATTTAAAGACACCTACCTATGTATTCCCTACCAGTTATTTTTAAATTGAGCTTACCAAGGAATAAAATATTCCGTATTGAGAAAGATATAAATAATTTTTTAAAGAAGTTTGTCTTTGTTAAAGCATTTAAGTTATATTGTCCTGTGATAAGGGGGTTGCCTGATTTTTTAGTTGTTAAAGCAAAGTATGATTTACCAAGTGGATTTTATGAAGTAAAAAATTGGAATAATAGTTTAAGTAAGTATCAAATTAATATGTTAAATGTATTAAGTATGGCTTTTAATTGTGTAGTTGTGCAGTATAATAAGAAGGAGCATTGTTTATATTTTTATGAGTGGTTACCTCTTGACAAAGAAAATGAATTGATGTATAATATGACATAAGGAGGAGGCAGAATGGATTTGAATAAACTTTTTGAATGGTTAAAAGAACCAGTTAAGATTGACAATCAGGAAGCAACTGAAATACAAGAACAAACAGAACCATCAATACAAGAACAAGAGGAGCAACAATTACAACAACCACAACAACAAATGCAAAATCAACCACAGCAACAAATGCAAAATCAACCAGAACAAAAAGACATACAAACAAATCAATCACCATTCCCAGGGGCAGAATATTTGACTAATACAGATTTACATGATATAGCAGTTGGTAGGCAAAGATTTGTAGCTAAGTATGCTAATTTTGAGAATTTGAATAGTTTACTACAGACAATTGAACCTATTGCTTATCGGCAGTATGTATTAGATGTTCAAGCGGGAAGGAGACAAGGAGACTATTATACATATCTTGAAAGGGCAAAGGATTTAACACTTGAAGCAACAAAGACATTAGCAGACCAATTAAGAAGGCTACAACAGTATAATCCATATTACATACCAAACAAACAGCAGGGTAAACGACCTTATACAGTAAGAGATTTGATGAGGGATTACAAGAAAGCATTACCATATATAACGACAAAGTATCATATGATTTACCATATGGATGACCAGACCGTTGATCGGGGTAGATTAGATTTATCTACTCCAAGCGGTCTGCCAATAGAAAAATAATAAGGAGGGATGAACCGTGGCTGATTTATTTTGGGGAGATTTAGGGGCTGAAGGTGGTAATATATCGGCAGACAACTTTTATGATACAACTGATGCACGAGCTGTTATACGAACTGAATTATCCAAAGATTTATGGCAGATTACTTTTGCTTATTCGAACTTCAGGCGATATGTTGATAAGATTACTGGATTTTCTGAGAAGATGTCCGATAAATTTATGGTTCCGAAGGACCTATTTAGACCTGAAGATGCATTGTGGGATGAAGTAGGGGAGTTTGATGCTTTACCTGACTTTAATCTCAATTTTGGTAGGTTCTTAATTCAAATAGCTGAGAGAGGTAAACAGTTCAAGCATACTGAAAGGGCTGATTTATTTTCATTTGTTGATATTGAAGGGCTTGCAAGGGAGAAGTTTAGTCAAATTGGTGTAGCATCGATTGAAAGAGACTTGTTAATGAATGCATTTGTTTATTTAGATGTTTTGGGGATTGCTCAGTCTGATGATGTATACTATGAGACAGGTAAAACTTTAGCACCGACTAAAGAGTTCATGAGAGATGTTGATGGGATTTTTACCCCAATAACAATTACACAAGTAACTTATGATACAACTGATCATACTATTGATGGTAAGACTCCCTCTAATTTAACAATGTCCCATATTCTTAGGTTTGCTCAAATTTTACATGACCTAAATGTTCCTTCTTACACAGGAGATGGTTATGGGACTTATTTAGTGATAATTAACAAGCAAGCGGAGAATAGGTTATTGACTGACCCTGTATTTTTCCAAGCTGTTACTTATTCTGGTGATGTAGAGAAACTATATAAAGGGTATATTGGTTCCTTCTATGGTCAGGAATTTGTAAGAGATGAGGGTAAGTATATTGACAAGTTTGTTTGCTCATTAAATCCTGAATTACAGGGCAAGGCAATTTGTATATTCTTAGGTAAGCAACCAGTGGTTGAAGCGGTGATTAGACCTGAGGCTGTCTATGAAGAGAGACCAATGGACTATGGTAGATATAAAGGAATGGCTATTAGGACTTATAGAGGAGAGAGCCCGACTTGGTTTAGTGAAGAGGGTCAGCCTGTAGGTGGTATTTTAGTAGCTGGTTAATGATTAATCCAATGAGCAAACAATGTGGACATCAAACGATGAATATATACAACATATCTTAAAGTTTGCGGGGGTTCCGTATGAGGAGCCCCTTTCACTTTCTACTTTTTACAATTCAGTTTACAAACCACTTTTCCAAGAAGCTCTTTTAGAGATACAGAAATTTATTAATTTTTCATTCATGCGGAAGGAAGGGGAGTTTGTTCTATCTGCTGGCAAATCGTCTATTAATTTAAATACTAAAAACATCAAGTTTATTCAAGCGATTTTCCCTAAAGGTAGCAACAAGGTTTTAGAAGGATTTGAGTATTCAAAATATGCAGGGTCACTGCTGTTAGGAAATCCTACGGCTTATTATTTTGATGACAATATGATGACAATTTATTTTAATGCTACACCGATTGAAGATGTTGTTTATCGGATAATTTATTACGAATATGATTTAGATAGTGACCCACATCCTGTATTGAATGAAGCACCAGAGGTGTTAAAATATTTGTATCTTGCTAAGCTTTATTTGCATTTAGGGGAGTATGATAAATATGAAAATGCCTACCAAAAGTATTTAGCGTTATGTAAGTTGGAAGATGGGTTGGAGAAAATAAAGAAAACAAGGACAACATTGTTAAAATTGAAGCATGGATATGAAGGTTGGTGGTAGATTGAGAAATTATATAACGAAGGAAGAGCTTGATAAATTTTTTGCTAAATCTGGATATGATAGGATTTATATAATGAATTTAGTAGCGACAGATTGGGGGTTTGCGAGTTGGGATGTAAGTAATGATGGATATTTATTTGTTATGTCTTGTTATGGGGATGCTAAGTTATGGAAAGAGTTTTTTGTTAATTTAGTTAAGCAATTGAATTTAAGAGGAGTAAAATTTCTTACTAAGAGAAATCCTGAGGCATGGGGGAAATTGCTTGATGGTTTTGTTTTAGATGAATATGTGTTAAAATATGATTTAAAGGAGAAATAATATGGGCGGTATTTTTGGGAGTAGTAAAAGTAAAACTACTGTAAAACATGAATCTCCACCTGAAGTAAGATGGCTTCTGCGAGAAGTTGTTAATGAACTTCAAACTTTAAGACCTCTTGCTGAGCGAGCAGTCCCGGGTGTTCAAAGTGCTATACAACAATTTATACAGCAATATCAAGATTGGTTAGCACGAAGTCCTGAATTTTTTGAAGAAGCACGAGGACGAATAGGAGAG